GCTCGCCGTTGGCCACGCCGTTGTACGGCGGCTTCTCCCACAGGGCGGCCGTCACCCCCATGCCGTCGGCGTTGACCAGGATCAGCTTGTTGGCCCCGGTGCGGGCGTTGAGGGCGGCCAGCTTCGCGATCTCGTCCTTGATCGGGGCGAGCGGGGGCCGGCGGCGGTTCCACTCGTCGTGGTTGCGCGGGAGCCAGCCGAGCAGGTGCGGGTCGGCCGCGTCGTCGTCGTCGAGGTAGGTGTCGAAGTAGTCCCACCCCGCGGCCGCGGCGGTCTTGCGGTAGGTGCGCTGGTCGACCTTGCCGCCCTGGAGCTCGGAGTAGCAGTAGAACGTGAAGCCCAGGGCCCGCCACTGGGGCAGGAGGTCCAGCCGCTGGCTGTAGACCCCGAAGCGCACGGGCCGCGTGGCCGGCAGGGCCTGCCCGTAGGCCCGCGGGCCCAGGAACAGGGTCAGGAGGAACGTGCCGACCATCACCCCGATCGCCAGCACCAGCAGCCAGCCCAGGGCGTTGAGCAGCGGGTGCCGCTCGGCGAACGGGCGCAGGTCGTAGCCGTCGGCGTCGCCGAAGTCCGCGCCGTCCTCGATCTGGCCGGGCGTGAACGTCGTCACGTGCCGGCCCCACGCGCCGGTGACCTTGTGGTACCGCGCGTGGTCCTCGGGCCGCACCTGGAGGGCGTGGGGGACCGGCACGGGCCGCGGGCGCTCGAACCGCACGCCGTTGACGTTGAGCGGGGGCTTGGGGTTCATGCCGGCGTTATTCGCCGCCGGGCGGCTCAGTAGACGGCGAGGATCAGCGTCGCGGTAGTGTTGGTCGACCGCACGCGCTTGACCGAGAAGGGCAGGCGGGTGCCGGCGGGGACGCCGCTGATCAGGACCGTCGCGCCGCTGGCCATGTCGACGCTGAGGTTGCCGGCGCCGCCGACCCACAGGGCCTTGGTCTTGCCCTTGGGCAGGTCCGCCGCGTCGCTGGGGGCGACGGCCTCGGCGTGGTTGTCGGGCATCGTGTGGAGCTGGGGCATGGGCGGGTCACTCCTTGGGCAGGTGCTTCTCCAGCAGGTCGACCACGCGGGACTGCATCGCCTGCCGCTGGTCGCGCTCGGCCTTGAGCTCCTCCCCGAACCGGTCGGCCAGGGCCTTGATCGTGTCGGCCTGCTGGCGGCCCATCCGGGGGACGAACACGGTGACCCCGTACCAGATCAGCCAGATCAGCACGACCACGATGCCCCAGTCCCGGGCGAGCTTGAGGGCCTCGGGCAGGGGGAAGTCGGCGGTGCGGCTGGCGACGGCGCCGAGCACGGCCGGGCCCAGGAGCGGGGCTAACTTCATGCGCCCGCCCTCCTTGGTCGTTGCGGGTTGGTCCGGTGCGTCGGACATCACTGGGGCGGGGCGAGGGGGTCGGTGACGATGGCCGCCGTCGGCGTCTGCCGGCCGCCGGCCGGGGGCGGCCGCTTACGCCGGCTGCGGAGGTAGTTGCCCAGCAGCACCACGCCCGCCCCGCCCAGCACCTTGACCGCGTCGCCGAGCGTCGGGCCGCCGGCCACGGTCGCGGCGTCGGCCGCGACGCCGACGACGGCCCCGCCGACCTGCTCGACCTTGTCCGGGTCGAGCTGCTTGTCCGTCGTGGTCGTCACGCCGTTGCCCGTGGCCGGGTTGGCGGCCGGGAGCGTGGTGCCGGTCTTGGCGTCGTGGGCCACGCCGGCGGCGTCGCGGACGACCGGGGCCGGGCCGTAGACCGTGTCGCCGGTCTTGGCGTCCCGCACGGTGGCGTACTCGCTGCACCCGCCCCCGAAGAGCCCCGCGAGGAGGATCCCGATCAGGAGCAGGTACCCGCGGTAGCGGAAGGCGAAGTACAGGCCGGCGGTCTTCGCGGCCCCGGTGCGGGTGACCGTCACCGTCTTGGACGCCGGGCGGGAGATCATCAGGCTGTCGGCGTTCACCTGCGCCGCCTCGTCGAGGTAGATCGACTCGTCGGCCGCGACCGGGCCGATCGGGAACGCCACGAAGTCCTCGACGTTCTGCAGCAGGCAGTTGAGCTCGCCGCTGGCGTCCTGGGCGTTGAACTGCGCGATCCCGTTGACCTCCGTGTAGCCGTTCTGGGCGGCGCGGATCTGGCGGAGCCGGGACTTCTGTTTTGCGAGTGCCATGGTGGGGCCGTCCTTGCGGTCGTCGTTCGTTGTGGGCGGCGGGCCGGGCTGGCCGGGCCCGCCGCCCGTTTCTGGGGTATCTCGCTACGCGCGGGCGGGGGCGGCGGGGCTCACCCCTGCTGGATGTTGTCGTAGTACACGTTGAGGCCGGGCGCCTCGTTGGCCACGATCATCTCGGTGCGGATCTGGCTCTTGATCGCGTCCTTGCCGCCGTCGGTCTTCGACAGGTCGAAGGCGTCGTCGACCGTGAAGTTGGCGTCGGGGCTGACGGCCACGGTCCACGTCGAGAGGTTGAGCACGGCCAGGTCGCCCTGGGGGCACTCGGGGTCGAACGTGCAGAACGTGTTGTTGAAGCGGAACACCGGCCGCTTGAAGCCGACCTCGCCCATGTCCGGCAGGCCGTCGTAGTAGATCTGCCCGCCCTTGGCCTTGACCTCGGCCCAGAAGACCGGGAAGTCCAGCACGCTGCACAGCGCCAGCTCGGCCCCCTGGCCCTTCTTCGCGATCCCCTTCACGAAGCACGCGTCGTTGATCAGGTCCTCGAACACGGGCGGGCGGGCGACGTTGTCGTAATTCCCGCGCCACCAGGCGTTGCCGGCGATCGAGCGGTCGACGCCGCCGTAGACGTTGTCGGCCTTGTTCGCGTTGCGCAGGCTGTAGTTGGCGTCCCACACGTCGGCGTCGACGTTGGACGGGGCGCCCGCCGCGCCGTTCGTGCCCCAGAACTGCTCGTTCCACCACTGCAGGTGCGTGGTCATCACCTGCTCGGCCTCGCTCTTGAACAGGTCGCCGACGGCGACGCTGGCGGCCTTCTCGTTGGCGGCCGCCTTCTTGGTGCGGCGGATCTCCTTCTTCCAGACCAGGATGGGGTCGATGCGCTCGACCCACTTGAAGAAGGGGCGGACGAAGCGGCTGGAGGTGGTGTTGGTGGTGGCGTTGGCCCGGGTGGGCATGGTGTCGGTCATCGTCGCGACCTTGCCGTCCGACGCGGGCGGCAGGATCGTGTTGACGATCGGCATGTACTTGTCGCTGTTCAGGATCTGCTCGCGCCGGGTCTTGGAGACCGGCACGCCCGAAAACAGCGAGCCCGTGGCGAAGCGGCCCAGGCCGTAGAAGCCCGGGGCCCCGTTGCCGGTGCCCTTCAAGTTGGTGGCCTTGTTGCCGTCGCGGTTGATCAGGAAGTAGATCAACGGCATCGTGTTCACGAGCAGGCTCACCGCCTTGTCCGAGAGGTGGTCCTGCATCAGGCCCGCGAGGCCCGAACGGATCTTTGCGCTGTCAGCCATCGGTGCACGCCCTTTCGCGTTCCTCCTCGCGTCCGGGGTCGTGTGCTGGTGGTGTCGCCGCCGTTATTCGCCGCCGCCCCCGCGGCCCGCTCAGACGAGCGCCGCGAGGTTGCCGTACTCGCCGGCCTCGAGGCGGTCGTCGACGCTGCGGGGCTTGGCCGGGGCCGGCGGGCGGGTGCCGGTGCCGGCGGCCGCCCGCGGGATCACGGCGCCGCCGCCCTTGGTCGCCGGCGGCCGCGGCGGGGTGCCCGGCTTCGCGGCCGCGGGCGCCCCCGGCTTGGCCCCGCCCTTGCCCTTGGCGGCGGCCTTGGCCTGGGCGCGGATCAGGTTCACGCGGCTCTCCCACCGCTCCTGGGCGACGGCCTGCAGGGTCTCGGCCGAGGCCGTGGGGTACTTCTTGCGGGCCGCCGCGACCTCCTCGTGCCAGACCGAGCGGGCCTTGGCGGCGCCGACGTCGGCGTTGGTCTTGCCCCAGGTCGACCAGAAGTCCTCGGCGGCCGCGGCCTGCCGCTGCTGGGTGACGGTGCCGCTGACCTCCGACAGGCGGGCGTCGAGCAGCTCGAAGCCCTCCAGGAGCGTGCGGGCGAACGCCTCGCCGTCGGTGACCGGGTCGAAGGCCTTGGCCGGGTCCTTCTCCGCCAGCTTGGCCTTGAGGGTCGAGAACCCGGTCTGGAAGGCCCGCACGCGCTGGGCGAACTGCCGGGCCGCCTCCGTGGCGGCCGGATCCGCGCCGCCGGCGCCGTCGCCGGCGGGGTCCTTGCCGGCGTCGCCGTCGGCTTCCTTCCCCTGGCCGGCCCCGGCGGTGGCGTCCTTGCCCTCCGCCGCGGCCGCCCCCTCTTCGCCTTGGTCCGCGTCCCCCTCGCCCTCGCCCTCGGCCGCGGCGCCGCCCTCGCCCTCGCCGTCGGCCGCACCTTCCCCGGCGTCGCCGCCGTCGCCCGCGGCTCCCTCCTCACCCTCCCCCGCGCCGTCGCCGTCGTCACCCCCGGCCGCGCCGCCGTCGTCGGCCAGGCGGTCGAGGTCGGCCAGGCGGTCGAGGTCGGCCAGGTCGAGGTCCTGCTCGACGGTCGTGTCGGGGATCGGGGCCGGGGCCTTGGCCGGCGGCGGCGGGGTCGACCCCCCTGAGCCCCCGCCGCCGCCCCCCCCGCCGCCGGCGGGGCCGTCGCCGGCCCCGGTCGTGGGGTTGTTGTACTGCAGGCCCAGGCCGGCCATGGCGGCCAGGCCGATCATCCGGATCGCGTTGCGGTGTCGGTTGCGCATGCGTGCGTCGCTCCTCGTGGGGTTGAAGGACGCGACGGTTATTCGGCGCAGGCGGTAGAGTGGCGGGGATGAGCCAGAGGCCGAGGGTCGGGTGCACGATCGACGTGGACGGGAAGTCCTACACGTTTCTGAGCCCCGTGCTGGACGAACCGCCGGCCCCGCGCGGCCGGTGGTGGGTGTGCGAGGACAACAACCCCCTGATCGCGCCGATCGTTGTCGACCCCGAATGGATCGCGCGCGGCACGCTCAAGCCGGCGGCGGCGGCGCCGACGCCCCCGCCCCCTGCACCTGGGCCGCCGCCTGCGCCTGGGCCTGGAGCTGCTCCGCCGCCTCCTGCCCCATCCGCCGCTTCTCCAGCCGCGGGTCGACGCCCAGGGCCTCCTGGAGCGACTCCAGGCTGATCGCCCCCGCCTTGCGCTTCTCGATCGCCTCCTGCCGCTTCTGGGCCTGCATCGCCCCGTTGCCGGCCGACACCTCGACCGACACGTCCCACTCGATCCGCCGGGCCCGCTCGACGATCGCCTCCAGCACGTGCCGCGGGTAGCGGCTGACCACGCGGGCGACGTCGTCGACGGAGAGGAACCGCACCAGGTCGTGCAGCATCAGCTCCCCCTGCCGGCGGACCATGTCGGCCGTGCGGTTGGCCTTGAACCCGATCTGGGAGACGCCGGCCTGCTGCAGCAGGTTGATCGCGCTGGCGGCCGTGACGCCCGGGCTGGTCTTGCCCTCCAGGACGTCGGTGTTGCCGGACTGGTCGGTCGTCTCCTGCTTGAGCATCCCGACCAGGGCGATCAGCGCGGGCGGGGTCTGCGGGGGGTCGAAGACGGCCTCGATCTTCCCGCCGAGCTGTTGCCACAGGGCGTCGTCGACGATCAGCGTCTTGCCCGCGGCCGCCCGGGCGTCCCCGTACTCCTCCTCGAGCGCCGCGGCGATCGACGCCGGGACGGCCATCATCGGCCGGCCGAAGTACTGGCCGTGCTCGACGATCGTCCCCAGGGCCTTGCTCCGGGCCCGCTGCAGGGTCTTGAGCCGGAACGGCTCGCCGATCCCGTACGGGCGGTCGAGGACGGGGATGCAGACGTTGTGCAGCAGGGGGATGTCGAGGCGCTGGCAGGGCGCGTCGTCGACAACCACCGAGCCGGCGATCACGGTGATCTGGCGGATGCACGGGTACGTCGGCCACTTGGGGTGGGGGGCGTCGACGCCGTCCCCGTCCGCGCGCGTCAGCGGGGTGACCTCCTCGTCCGTGCCGGCCAGGAAGAGGCCGACGCGGGTCGCAGCGGCAGCAGGGGCGGCCGCCGCGCCATCCGCGCCCGCCGGCGGCTCGTGTTCCTCTCCCGCGCCTCCCGCGTCTCCTCCAGCGTCGGCCGCCAGCCCCTGGCCTGCTGGAACCACAGGCGCAGCTCCCTCCTCATCCACAGCTCGTCCCCCGGGCTCACCCGGACCCCCGCGATCGTCGGCGCCAGCAGCGGCATCGTCGGCGTCTCCCAGCTCTGCTCGTCCGCCCACTCCCGGATTTCCAGCCGCTCCTCCGGCGACCGGCTGGCCCAGCGCTCCATTTTCGTTCCCGGGATCGGTTCCCAAGCCATGATCGATCTCCTCAGCGTCCGACCCTACCGCGCCGGCGGAAACCTCGCGCTGCTCGACCAGCCCCAGCGCCACGGCCTGCTCGGGCGTGTACGGGCAGGCGTGGTTGCGCAGCCACCAGACCGACAGGGCGACCATCCCCCGCTGGAAGTTCACGTCGTCGAACGCCCCGCCGTAGCTGGTCGAGGCGTCGAACCGGGCCGGGGCGCCCTGCTGGGCGTTCTCGTCGATCACGTCGGCCAGGTGGGGGTAGAGGGCCTTGGCCTCGCCGGCGTCCATGGCCAGGTTGACCCCCGCGTAGGCCGCGTCGGCGATGTCGGCGACGGTCGGGTCGACCAGCACCTGCTTGACCGACAGGTGCCGCAGGGCGAACCGCTGGCGGGTCTCGTCGAACTCGAGCAAGCCCCACGCCCACCCCTGGACGTTGTTCTTCAGCAGGTTCTGGCGGTTCCACAGGTCCGTCCCGCTCCGCCGCCAGTAGACGTCGAACAGGCTCTGGTACGTGTCGGCGACGAGCTGGTCGTCGACCTGCACCAGCCACCGCTCCTTGAGCCGCTGCACTTGCGGCTGGCCGGTCACGGGGTCGACGGCCCCGGTGGGGATCCCGCCGGCGGCGACGGCGTCGCGGAGGTCGTCGGCCCGGTCCGGGTCGATCGGCAGGGGCGGGCGCACCTGGCCGCCCTCGTCGAGCCACTCGCCCACCTGCTGCGCCGCCAGGCCCAGGGCCTCGCCGACGGCGGGCGGCCCGGCCCAGTAGCACTCGCCCGGCTCGCCGGTCTCGACGGGCTCCAGGGTCGGGTGGGCGGGCTCCTTGGTCTGCAGGTCCGTGATCGCGATCACGTCGTTCTGGATGTCGTTGACGCGGACCTCGTCGTCGTCGGGCTCGTCGGGGCCGCCCCAGTGGAAGTACCGGCGGTTGTCGTCGACCAGGCGGGACCACTTCGACAGCTCGAGTTGGGCCTCCTGGGCCAGGCCCTGCAGGAAGGTGATCACGGTGGCGTGGTCGGCGGGGCCGATCTGCCCGATGGGGGGGAGTTGGGGGAGGGTGGTCATGCCGCGGGCGTTATTCGCGGGCGCAAGAAAAACGCCGCCACCGGCGGGTGGCGGCGTCGCGGGTGTCCGGCGGAGGGTCAATCCCCGGTCCCGACTGCTCGTAGGCCGGAGCCCATTAAATAGCTTCCAACGGTCAGTCCCAGCGCGTAGGCCACGCCGCACATCACCCCGTTGTCGAAGTTGAGCGAGAGGGGGCTGGCGGAGTGCATCCGGCCGACGACGTAGCCCAGCACGCACGAGTTGACAACGACGATCAGGAAACCGGTCAGCAATCGAAGCATGGGGCTCCTCGTGTGGTTCGCGGCCGGCGCCGTGGATCGCGCCCCGGCCGGCCGGCGGGGCTTGGAGTTGCGGGCCCGGCGGCTCGTGGGGCCGGCCGGGTCGATGATCCCGCGGTGCTGTCGGGCTCTCACGGCTCACCCGCCGCACTGGATCGGGTGGCCGGCGCTACTTCTTGGCGGCGGCGGCGGCCTTGTTCGCCTCGGCCTCGAGGATCAGGGCGACCATCTGGGCCTTGGTCTGGGCGTCGACCAGGTCGAGGCCGAGCTCGGCCCCGAGGGTCTGCAGGTCGGCCTTGGTCCTGGCGTCGAGCTCCTTCCGCCGGGCCTCGGTCGCCGCGGCGCGGTCGTTGGGCGTGCCGTCGTTGGTCGGCGTGGCCGGGGGAGCCGGCGGCTGCTTGCCCGGGCCGCCGGCGGGGACGGGCACGACCCGCACCTTGAGCACGCGCTGGCCGCGGTCGTTCTCGTCCCAGCGGTAGGCCAGGCGGTGGGTCGACGGCAGGGGGTCGGGGAAGACCCGCGCGTACTCCTGGTACTCGCGCTCACCCTCCAAGGTGAACGTCATCATGTCGTGGCTCTCGTCCCCCTCGATCTTCTCGACGGCTCGGTTCATTGGCGGTGGCTCCTCTGCGCGGTGCGGTGGTGGTGATCAGGCCCCGACGTCGGGCAACGGCGGGCGGTGGGGCTTGCCGGCGGCGTCCTGGCCGGGCTCGACGACGCTCACCTTGCGGCGGCGGGTCAGGCCGGCGGGGATCGGCGGCAGGGGCGCGAGGCCCTTCATCAGCCGGTAGGTCAACCCGGCCCCGGCGGCGGCTCCAATCAGCACGCCGACCGGGGTCGCGAGGAGGGCCGTAATGACGATGAGGGTGAGCCCGGCGCCCATGACGCGGGGGTTATTCGCCGCCGCTCGTGAACGCGGCCCCGTGGCCGACGACGAAGTCGGGGGCCTGCTCGAGCTCCTTGGCGGCGAGGTTGAGGTACTTGACCGCGTCGACCAGCACGCCCAGCGTGCCGGCGTCGGCGGTCGGGTCGGCGCAGTTGGCGTGCAGGCCGCCGGCGGCGAGCTGGCGGGCGTCGTCGACCAGGCGACGGAGGGTGGCCAGGCGGCCGGCGGGGCGGGCGGGCTGCTCGGCGGCCGCGGCGTCGGCCTTGGCGGCCTGGCCCTTCTGGTAGGGCATCCACGTGCAGTACTGATCTTCCAGGTACGACGGCGGCGGCGTGCCCTCCTCCTGCCAAAGCATCACGCTCGTGCGCGGCTCGGGGCGGCCGTCGGGGCCGAACACGCACAGGTTCACGCGCGTGTCCGACCAGACGTGGGTGATGATGGCGGCGTAGGGCTGGCCGGGGGAGCGGTCGCCGCGCCCGGCGTGGAAGTGGACGATGCGGCCGACGGTGGGTTTGATCATGCGGCCGTTATTCGCCGGGCCGGTCAGAACTGCGGCTGGGGTTGGGCCGCGGCCGCGGGCGCCGGGTCGGTCGTCGCCGCGGGCGCCGGGGCGGGCCAGGCGGTGCCGGCCTTGATGGCGTCCTTGAGCTGGGCCACCTCGGCGGCCAGCGTCGCCCGCTGCTTGGCCCACGCGTCGAGGGTCGCCGCGTACTGCTTGGACTGCTGGTCGATCGACTTGATCTGCGCCAGCTTCTGGGCCGCCAGCTCGATCAGGGCGTTCGTGTCGTCGGTCGGGGTGGGGGTGGTGGTCATGCCCGCGTTATTCGCCCGCCAGCAGGGCGCGGCGGATCCGCTCGACCTGGTCGAGCGCCCGCAGTGCCTGCACGCGGTTCTCGTTGGCCGTGCACGACAGGTAGGCCGCGGGCTTGCAGCCGTCGCTCTCGCCGCCCTCCGTCGGCCGGGGGCCGCTGACCAGCGCGTCGATCGCGTCCAGCCGGCGGTTGAGCTCGGCCAGCACGCTGGCGGTCTCGCGGACGTTCTCCTCGACGTTCATCGGCCGGGCCGGGCCGGTGCAGACGTTGGCGGGGGCGGGGGCCGTGTGGCGGGCGTTGGCGTTGGGGTACATGCGCGTGCTCCTCGGTAAGGGTTGCCCGCGTTATTCGCCCCCGGCCTCACTCGGCCACCCGCACCCCCGCCCGCACGTAGCTCGGGTTGGTGCCCAGCCACCCCTTGAGGCAGTCCAGCAGGTGGTTGTTGCCGTTCTCGAACGCGTCGGCCGCCAGCGGCCGCCCGTCCTTGTCGGTCTTGTACTTCCAGGAGCGGAACTCCCGCCGGCAGTTGGTCAGCGTCCGGAACACCTTCAGCGTCCGGTTCTCCAGGCGGTACTTGACCCGCTGCACCATCGAGTGCTCCCCCATCACCTGCACGAACGGCCAGCCAGTCGACCGGATGCCCGCCTCGGCGTACTGCTGGGCGATCGTCTTGGCCGCCCCGTACGTCACCGGCGGGGGGTCGACCGCGTGCGGGTCCATCAGCGTCTGGCGGTACTCCTCGCCCCCGCTCATCGTCACGATCGCCGCCGCGTTCTTCCCCACGCTGAGCCCCGCCTGGTAGTACTCGCGGTACAGGTACGCCGTCTCGTTGGGGCTCATGGCCAGCCACAGGCAGGCCGTCGGGGCGCTGGCGCCGTAGTCGATCGCCCGCCACCGCGGCCACGCGGCCGGGATCGGGAACGGGTCGACCAGGTGCCCGTTCGCCTCCTCGGAGTACTCCTTGTACACCAGCCCCTCCATGACCACGTGCTCGCCCTCGACCCGGAGCCGCTTCTCGTCCTCGGTCATCAGGGCCGACGCGCGGGGGATCGCCCCGGGCGGGAGGTTCGCCTCGTTGTCGTACATGGTCATGTGCTGATAGTAAACCCCGGCGTCGGGCTTGGCCTCCTTGAGCCGCGTCACGTGCCAGAACTGCTCGGGGATGTCGCTGTAGAGGATCCAGCCGTTGCGGTCGATCACGCGGGGGATCAGGCGGTTGAAGATCTCCTCCGGCAGCCGCTCGTCGCACCACACCCCCGAGAGCTTGGCCTGCTCGAACGTGCTGGGGGCCTGGTCGGCCGAGCGGAACTCGACCAGGCACTGCCCGCCGTCGGCCGTCGGCAGGACGATCTTGCGGTGCATGCCGAAGCCGATCTTCTCGTCCCAGTGCTGGGCCTCGGTCCGCCAGGCGTGGGTCGACCGCTTGCCGCGGGCGCCGAACATCCACCGGGGCAGGGCCTTCCACAGCTCCTGCTGGATGCCGCCGACGCTCCGCTCGAGGGTCTGGGCGACGGTCCAGAACCAGTCCCCGTTCCGGGCGTGGTCGCGCAGGTACTTGGCGAAGCACATCCACCCGCACACGATCGACTTGCCGGAGCGGTTGCCCCCCATGGCCACGAACACGTTGAGCGGCCGGCCGTCGGCCGGGTCCCGCCGCGAGAAGAACGCCTCCTGGAACCGCCGCTGCTTGCCGCTGGCGCGGAGCTCGGCGACCTCGACCGCGTGGTCAGCCAGGAACCGCTGGGCCCGCCGGAGCTGCTCCGGGGTCAACGCCGACGACGCCGCGGAGCTCAGCAAGCAGCGCAGCCGCCTCACTTGCTCGCTCAGCGGGGGTTCGGGGGCCGTCGGGCTTGTCATGGGTCACCTGCACTCGCTCGCGGTACTTCTCCGGCCGCACGGCCGCCAGCCGCTTCATCAGCAGGGCGTCCGACGGCCGCCGCACGACCACGGGGGCGACCGAGTACCCCTTGGGCACCTTCGAGCCGGGCAGGAACGGCTTGGGGCTCACGCGGCCCTGGGCGTCCAGCAGCACGAACACCGGCTGGCCGTCGAAGATCTTGAGCTCCTCCACCCCGTGGGTCGCGCGGTGGTCGGCCACGGCCTCGAGGGAGTCGGCGTAGATCTCCAGGGCCTCGGCCCACCCCTCGGCGAAGGCCTTGTCCTCCTGGTGGTGAATCTGGGCGGTGCGGCGCTCGACGTTGGCCCGGCGGGCGCTCTCGGTCACGTTGCCCGTCTCGGCCAGCGCGGCGAGGAACTTCGCCTTCCACGCCCCCGTGCGGGTCGCCGCCCGGGACGGCCGTGGCGCGCGTAATTCGCGATTTTTGGGACGCTTGGCCACGCTCAGTTATTCGCCCGGGCCGCGGGCTTGGCCGCCGGCGCCGCCTGGGGCTCGGGCGTGCGCAGCCACACCTCCACGTCCGACCGCGCCCACAGCCGGTGCCGCCCGACCCGCCGCACGGGCGCGGGGAACCGCTTGGCCGCGATCAGCTGGTCGAGGGTCGACCGCGAGAGGTTGATGACCCGCGCCTGGATGTCCGCCAGGCGCAGCAGCGCCGGCACGTCCCGCAGCTCCCCCTGAACCAAGTTTTGCATGCCCGATCTCCGTTGCAGCTCCACGAACGGCAGCAGGCGGCCGACGTGCCCCGTCGTGCCCGTTGCCCGCCGGTTATTCGCCGTAGCCGCTTTCTGGGGGAAACGCGTGCAGAAATCCGCGACGCCGGCCAGCCACCGCAGGCTGGGCACGCCCGGCAGGCCGATCGCGGCCGCCAGCTCCGGCCGCTCGCCCAGCTCGGCCGCCGCGCCGCGGGGCGAAAGCCCCCGCCGCCACATCAGGGCCGCGCACGCCACTTCCTGGGCCGGGGTGAACCGCCGCGGCCTTCCCCGCCGCCGCGGCGCGTCGGTGGCCCGGCCGGCCCGCCGCTGCGCCGTCACCCGGATCGTCCGCAGCCACACCGCCAGCTCCTCGTCGCCCAGCTCGGGGACCTCCCCCGCCTCCCCCCGCGCCACCGCGTCCGCGCACACCGCGATCGCCACGTCCTGGGCGGCCCGGCGGGACCGCCCCCGGTGCAGGTCGATCAGCCGGCGCTTGATCACCGTGGTCGCGTACGTCGAGAAGGGCTTGGACAGGCGGTCGCCCCCCGCGCCCTCGACCGGGCCGCGCCGCCGGTCGTACCCGCCCAGGGCGGCCAGCACGCCCACCACCGCGACCTGCACCTGGTCGTCCTCGCCGATGTCGTGGAAGTGCCCGAAGTACCCCCGCATCCGCTGGGCCTGGGCGCGTGCGAGGGCCGTGATGGCCTCCACCAGCCACCCCGGTACCTCCGCCCCCAGCCCGCCGCCCGATCGTCGCTCCACCGTGTGGGGGATTCTACCGGGGCCGGAAATTACCCAATTTATCAGAGTCGTGCGGGGCGGGGCGGGTTGAGTCGCGCCTGCAGGAGGGCGTAGCACACGCGGCAGAGGTAGGCGATCGGCGGCCCGGGTGGCAGCCGCCCCGCGCACGGGGCGGCGTAGACCGGCCGGAGCACGATGTACCGCGGGTCGGTCGGCTCGGCGGGGCTTACCCGGCGGCAGCGCGTGCAGGCGTAGGGCAGGGGGCTCCACTTGGGCGCGGCGGCGTCGAGCTCGGCGGCCATCCGCTGCAGGTCGTCGAGCGTCGTCGCCCGCGCGGCCGACGCGCACCGCCCCGTCCACCACGTGTTCCCGGCGAGGTTCACAGCACCATCCTCCTCCTCACCTCAACCGCGCACCCCTCGGCCAGGATCGGCACGCCCTTGGTCAGCACCTCCTCCCACACCTCCTCCCGCGGGTACCCGAACCGCTCGGCGAGCAGGTCGACCAGCCCGTCCCGCTGGGCGGGCGACAGCGCCCGCACGTCCATCAGGTAGCACGGCTCGACGCCCCGCCCGGCGTCGTGCAGGTCCACCAGCACGGGCACCGGCGCGAGCACGGGCAGGCGGCGCGTCCCCAGCACCCGCTCCCACTCCTCGCCCCGCGGGCCGTCGACCGTCACGAAGAATTCACCGGGCATCGGCGCCTCCCTTCGGCGGCACCGGCGCCCGGGTCGCCAGCCCCTGGGCGACCAGGCTGTCCATCAGCAGCGCCAGCCCGCCCTCGTCCTCGGCGAACCAGTTCGCGTGCACGCGGCCGTCCCGCCAGACCCCCGCGGCCTCCAGCCGGTCGGCCGCGGGGTCGACGA